TCTGCATTGCGGCGGGCTCAACGCCCAAATCTGCCGCCATCAACGCGGCCGCCCGCGCGGGCCAGTTGACCCAGACATCACGCTCCTGCCGCGCCAGCCGAAAAACCAGCGACAGTGCGCGAGCCCGGTCGATCAACTCGCCTTTCAGCTTTTGCAGCCGCAAACGACGTTCCTGCGCCTTCAGCACTTCATTGGCCGTCTTGGCCTGCAAAAAGGTGGTGCCACCGCTATTTGCCGGAGCCTCAAGCCCTTGTTCCTTCAGAGTGTCACCCACTGCCGAGACAGCCGCCTCTGGCACAGGCTTGCGTCTTGGCTGCGGCTTCTTGCGGGTTTTGGATGGGTCGGTTGCCTCAGCGCGCATTGCATCGCTTGCAACCGCATTGATGCTGCCATCCTCGTGCAGCACCAGCCGTCCTGTCGCCTTGGCCTTCTGGATCGCACCGCGTGAAAGACCAACGCGGGTGGCGTATTGGCGCTCGCTCAAACCCTCCATTGCGCGCTCCGATTATCATTCAAAATCATGTGCTTATGTCGTTGATAAGCCTCCGCAGTAGAGCGAACGTGGTCTCACGAAAACGATGCAACTCACCACCGCGCTCAAGCAGCGCAGCGGTCGCGCAAAACCAAGGAGCCGCCACGATGACCCGCTTGAACCCGATCACCACGCCTCGCCACCAACTGCGCGCCGAGAAAGCCGCGCGAAAACGCGAAGCTGCGATCAACGCCTTCATTGGCAAGAAAGCCGAGATCGACGACATGCTCGCCCGGCTTCAGAGCCTCAGCGACGAGCATTTCAACTGCCAACCCGACGAAATCAACTGGGGCCATGTTGGCACCCTTGAGCATTACGCCAGCCTGCTGAAGCGCATCACCGACAGCGCCTTCAACGAAGGCGAGCACGCGGAGTAAGCGCCATGGAAACCAGCACAATTCGTATCGCAATTCGTGAACTGCCCGATCAATTCGATCGCAGCCGCATCACCACAGTCCTTGACGAGATCGAATGCGCCTTGATGGACGACGGTGGCGTTTATGTTCGCGCCTACGCCGACAGCATGACGATCACCATCGAGGTGCCCACCAATCAACTGATCGACGCAGCCGCCTGTCTGAAAGACATCGGTCTGGTCTGAACTGCACAGACCTCAAGATACGCCCCGCACTCGCGGGGCCTGTCTCGGTAGAAGGACGCATGTCGCGATCCTCAAATACTGGAGACACATATGGCTCAGAAATCCACACCGAAAACAACCGTTGCACCCCCGCACCAGACCAAGCAGCAGATCGTGATTGACCTCCTGCGTCGGCCCGAAGGTGCGACCATCGAAGAGATCACCGCTGCCACCGAGTGGCAATCGCATACGGTGCGCGGCGCCATGTCCGGCGCGCTCAAGAAAAAACTTGGCCTCGCTATCACCTCGGAAATGGTGGATGCGCGCGGACGCGTCTATCGTATCGAAGACTGATCCCGCGCCGCTGCACCGCCGAAGTCACGGCGGTAAGGGAGTCTTGCGCGAACAGAGCCGTCGCTTGTCTGGAGCGGCGGCTTTGTCGTTCGGACCCGAATGGCCTCGAACACCCGCCGCAGCACATAGGACCGCACGATGCTGACGACGGTAAAGACCGCCCCCATTTGCAAGTTCTGGCCCAGCGTCGTGTGCAGCCCAAACATCGGGAAGATCAGGATCTGCGTCAGTACAGCGACGCCGTAGCCAACCGTGACATTCGCAATCGCTTCACAAAATGACATCAGACGGGATTGCTTCATTGGCTACCCCGCTCTGAGCGCAGATCATCAAAACTGGTCCCGGCGCCTTCAAGAACAGCGTGCTTGCCAGTAAACTGCTGCCACCGTTGAACAGCCACATCGACATACGCCGGATTAAGTTCAATCCCGTAGCAGACCCGCCCCGTGGTTTCCGCCGCGATTAGCGTAGTGCCCGAGCCCATAAAAGGCTCGTAGACAGCTTGGCCCTGGCTGGAATTGTTCAGGATCGGACGGCGCATACATTCGACGGGCTTCTGGGTGCCGTGTACGGTTTCCACGTCCTGATCCTTGTTCGCGATCTGCCATAGCGTCGTTTGTTTGCGGTCGCCCGCCCAGTGGCCCTTGCCGGTTTTCTTCACAGCATAAAGGCACGGCTCGTGCTGCCAGTGATAATCACCGCGGCTCAGCACCAAGCGATCCTTGGCCCAGATGATCTGGGACCGGATATTGAAGCCGGAGGCCTCGAGGCTATCGGCAACAGTGGTCGCATGCAGCGCGCCATGCCAGACATAGGCCACATCGCCAGGGAAGAGCGCCCAAGCCTCGCGCCAGTCAGCGCGGTCATCATTTAGCACCTTGCCGGTGCGCTTTGTGGCGGCGGCTCCTGCCTTGTTGCGCCAGCCGGGATCGTAGTCGACGCCGTAAGGCGGATCGGTCACCATCAGCTGCGGCTTCACATCACCGAGCAGAAGCTCGACATCGGTGGCCACGGTCGCGTCACCGCAGAGCAACCGATGCTTGCCGAGCAACCAGAGATCGCCAGAGCGGCTGACCGGATCCTCGGGGGTTTCCGGAACATCGTCCTCGCCCTCTTGAGGGCCCGTGCCCTCGTCAAGGCTCGACATCAGCACGTTCAACTCGTCGTCGGTGAAGCCTGTGAGGCCAAGATCGAAATCCGCCTCCAGCAGGTCGGCCAGTTCGAGGTTCAGCAGGTCCTTGTCCCACTCCGCATTCTCGCTGGAGCGGTTATCCATGATCCGGAAGGCCCGCGCCTGACTGGCCGTCAGCCCCTTGGCGACATGCACGGGTGCGGTCTTGAAACCGAGCTTTCGCGCGGCCTCGAGCCGCGTGTGCCCGGCGAGAACCACCATCGCTTCGTCCACGACGATGGGCTGTCGCCAGCCGAACTCCTGGATCGAAGCCGCAACCGTCGCAATGGCCTGCTCGTTGCGCCGCGGGTTGCACGCATAGGGAATGATCTGCTCAAGCGGCAGGTCCAAAACGTCCATGGGTCTTTCCTTGGATTTGGCATCGAAACGAAACGGGTCCGATGCATGAAACGAACCGAAGATCCGCGAAAGCGAAATGGGGTCAGACCCCCGTTTCGGTTCAGGCGGGTTTTTACAGCCCTTACGGCTTTGTTTTATTGAGTTTGCGCACAAAGCGAAACGAAACGGGTGTTTTGCAGGGTGTCACTGGGAAAGCGTTGCGCCTCGCCCCCCCGTATACAATCGCAAGCAGAAGGGACCCGTTTAATTTCAATGGGTTGTGAGGTGATTTATTTCGGACGAAGAGTGTTTTCTATCCATAAATAGATAAGCGGTGGCAGACCGGCAAACCATCAGCGTCCCAAGCAAAAACGGGGAGAGCCGTCTTCGATCGTACTCTCCCCATTATGCCTTACGCATAGCACGAAACTGTTGCATGTGTCGAAAACAAAAGTGTTGCAACATATTGCTTGTCAATCAGCGTTCAAGCGGTTGTGTAAGTCCCGACCTGTCTTGAAAAATGGCACAGATTTCGCATCGACCCAGACAGTTTCACCCGTGCGCGGGTTGCGCCGCTGACCAGAGTCGCGATGGCGAACACTGAAAACACCAAAGCCACGTAGCTCGAAACGCCCACCTACTGCGAGATGATCAACAATCGTGTCAAAGACCGCTGCCACAACCTTTTCTGCGTCACCGTTGGTTAGGTGGGGGTTTTCCACGGCAATCTTCGCCACCAATTCGCTTCTTTTCATGCTTCCCCCTTAGCCAAAATAGCATCATGCCCGCTCTAATCGGGCAGATTATATGAAAACCTGCCCGACAGCTTTGAGTCAATCAGCGTTTAGACGTGAGGAGATTTTCGTCAATGCCAGCTTATACTTGCGCCATGCCGTGGTGCGATCGATGCCCAACTCATAGGTGATCTCTTTCCACGGACGACGTGCCGCCCGTGACCAGATCAGCTTGCGCTCAGACTCTTCGATCCAAAGCACCCAATCGAAGGTCTGCTCGAGCCGGGTGATCGATGCCGCAGAAGGCCAGACGCGCATGGGCTGCGCCTCCATAACAGCAATCTCACGGCTGGTGCGCGCAATGTCAGGCCAGGCGTTGAAGTACCCCTTGGCCCTAACCGGTGGCAGTTTACGCAGCGTGCGGAATGCTTCTTCGAAATGATCCGCGACATCGTCGGCGGTCCAGGTCTTTTTCTCACCCATGGCGCACCTCACCAACAGGGCGTGGCCCATAGAGCTTTGTGCCCAATTGCTCGACCAGTTCACGTTCCGGCCAAGTCAGGCGTTGATCGTCAACGCTGACAGCCAGCACGCCCTGTTCGTGCCAACCGTCCCGTTTGACCTGATCGGGATCACGGCGGTGTCCGCCATAGCCTCTGGGTGTAAACCTCATGCCACACCTCCTTGGGTCTCGATGGCCCAGTGGAGGATCGCAATGGCGTCGGCCTCGTTGTCGTCGGCGGGCGAGAAGCCGCGCGCCCGTGCGGCGGCAATCATGGCCTGCTTTGGCGCGTTGCCCTTGCCGGTGGTGTGGCGCTTGATGGTGCCGACGGGCACGCCCGCATAGGGAATGCCCCTCAGCTCGCCCCAGCTTGTCAGTGACGCCATCAGGCCCCCATAGACATGGGCCGCGTCAGTGCCCGCATGACGACGGACTTCCTCGAACCAGATCGTTGCAATCGGTCCAGACAGCCGATCGAGCTCCGTGAGCCAGTTGGTGAACCGCAGATAGCGCATACCACCGCCATCGTAGCGGCCAGGTTTGAACGACGCTGTCCCGCTGGTGATCAGGCTGTCAAAGCCACGGATGGCCCAGCCTGTGGTCGTGCCTAGATCAAGCGCAAGGATGCAGCGCGGGGTTTGTGTGGGTTGGGTCATGTAGACCTCCTCTTCGATTTGATGAGCAAGGCGAGAGGGCTGGCCGGTGAAGGCTGCGGTCTCGCCAAGCCCCGAAGGGTGGTCTGGTCAGGTCAGGCGCAGGGCGACGAGGCCGCCCGGCAGATCTTTCAAAACATTCAGGGAAGGCTCTTGAAAGATTTCCGCCCCTAAGTCGTTGTCCTATATGTAAGATATATAATCTTTCAATTATTCAATATTTCAATAGGCACCTATTTCTTACTATTTAAACGCGCGCGTACGCGTATAGGGATAAGGGGTCCTCTTGAAAGATTGAAAGATTTGAAGGATTGCGTTTTTCCGTTTTAAGTCATGGTGTTATCCCCAAGTCACACTTCAAAATCAGCTTCAGTGGGTTTGAAGGATCTCCCGTCACCCGCCAAACCGCGCCAACCTGTACACCATGGCCTGCTTGGTCGATGAGCCGCGCATGCCGGTCGTGACATCCCCGCTTTCGATCAAGGTCAGCAGGATCTCATCACGGTCACGCGACTTGAGCCATTGTGAGGCGCGCGTGATTTCGGATTTGGCGATG